CCATCCTTCTGGATTATTAGTTGCATGATAAGGACTAGTTTCTTCATATACATCTATTGACGCACATTTAGTATTTACACATATATTAATTTTAGGAACAAGAGCCATTATAATAGGTTTTACATTTACTACTTAAAGGTAGTAATTTTTTTTAATTAATAAAAAAAAAGTAGCCTGCCTAGACAGCAATATTTCGGCAGGCTACTGAGGGTTGAGGAGAAAATCCTTAACTAATTATATTATGCTTCATCTAAAGTAGCAGCAGTAATTCCTAATGCTACGGCAAGTGTCTCACCAGTATTAGCAGTACTTGTATCTAATTTACCTACACCACTGCTATCAGCAAGGTTTAAGTATATTAATACATTACCTTTAGCTTTTGAATTAGAAGTTAAAAAACTTACGTCTTCTGTCCATGCAATATTAATTATAGAGTATTTAGCTGTTAAAGCTGTAACACTTCCTGTTCCAGGAATTTTAACTGCAGACTCACGAATTGTTGGAGGTGTACCAATAGTACCTTGTCCTTCAAATCCCCAATTCATAAATTCATCCATAGCAACTTGTTCCCACATACCTGTACCTGTTTTAGCTCCTACTAAAGAAGTAATTGGAACAGCAGTATCAGAAAAACTAGCAGTAAAACGATTTACATAGTAATTTCTCCAATGAGAAACACTAAATTCATTTTCAACACCTGTCATTCTAACACCTGCTTCTGCAACAATAGCACCAGATTCAACAATTCTACGAGCATCTGCTTTAGCAACTGTTATAGTCTCTTCTTGAAAAGGGTAAGTCAATGTAATTTTAAAACCAGTAGTCCCTGTTGCAGCCGTTATAGATTTTACTTTATAAATAGAAGTAGTAAGTGCCGCTGCTACTTTAATAACATCACCTGCTACTACATTAGTAGCAGCTAAGTTATTAACAGTTCCTACTATTTCAGCACTTCCTTTAGTAAAAACAAAGCTTAAAGCTGCTCCACCTGCTGCTACAATAGCAACACCTGCTTCATCACAAAGAGCATCAAATTTTAAATACTGATTAGGAGAATTAGTATCGCTAGAAAAGTTTTTAATACCTTGTTTTACTAATGCAAAAGCAATTGCTTCTTGTTTTGCAGCAGTAGTAGATTTAATTGGTCCTGCAAATTGACGAGTACCTTGAGAATTGTCTCTTCCGTTGTTGTCATTTTTCTGAACAGTAATCCAATAATCTGTAGAGTTTGCCGCTGCTAAAGAACCTGTAGTTCCGTTAAAACCAACTGTAGTAATTTGTTGTGCAGAAGATACAAATTTTTGAGAAGTAATTTTCTCTGTTCCTTTTGTAATAACTGGAGAAATCATTAAAGGTTTAGTAGATCCTAATGCTTGAACAATACGATAAGCATCGCCTGTAACAATATCACCTATAACTCTTCTTCTCATTCCTACATCTACTAAAACTACTGCTCCTGCAGAAAGATTAGCATTTGTTACTACTACACCTGAAGCAGGCAAAGTAGAACTTGCGATGTCTACGTCACTTACTATAGCAGCGAAGACGTTGTCTGATTTTCTTAACATTTTTTTGTTTTTTTTAAGTTAATATTATGTTAAATTGTTTATTCTAAATCTTTTGAAGACATAGTGTTAACTAAGTCTTGCTCTCGTACTCTTTCTAATAATAAACTCTTAGCTATATCTATAATAGGTAAATGAGTTGATTCATCAAGAATACAGTTTCTTTGGGCTGTAACAGTATCTCTATCTACTACAATGTTAGGCGGATTTATAAGATAGTTTATAGCATAGCTTTCTATATTATAAGTTCCGTCTGTAACTAATTGGTGTCTTTTAGCTGTAGCTACAGCAGAAGGTAATTCTCCTGAAGTTTCTCTAGAAAACACTAATCTCCAAGTCATTGAGTCACCGTAAGTAGTGAAATAAGGTTTTTTATACTTATTTTTTGACAGTCTAGAAACCTCATCATGTGATACTACATTAAATATAGTACTTATTGGAGTAACACCGTCTGTACAAATCTTTTTGTTTATTGTTCCTTCTTCATGTATTGTATACATAAAAGAATTGTCAGCTCCATTAGGTAAGTCATAAAACGTACCGTTAGCAAAAACACCTGTTTGATCAGTAGAAGCAGTGAGCACAGCTCTCGCAATAAGAGCACTGAGCCCCTGACTTCTTACCTCGGTTTCTTCTAAACTTTCACCTTTACGGTTATTTTTTCTATCAATAAACTGTTTAATGTATACATGCATAGCGTCAGTAAGAACAGAAGAGTAATCAAAATCTTCGTATCCTGGTGAACCAAAACTAGCAGCTCTATCTACTTGTTGGTCTAGTTCATTTGCCATTGCATTTGCATCCATATTTTACTTTATTTTTTGTTAGCCATTTCTACTTGAGATTTAACTCTCATATGCATGTCCTGGTTCTCTGGGTCTTCCATCCACCTTAAAGCTTGTGTCAGATCTCCTATTTCTACTCCGTTATCTAAAGTATAACGTCTATCATTCATTTTTTTAACGGCTCCAACTTCAACAGCTTGCTGCATAAAGATTTTACCTTTGTATGTAGGATCTTCTACAATTCTTAAGAATCCTTCAGGACTTTCTTCTAGTACCTGTAGTATTTCTGTTTCTAACCAATCACTAGTGTAATTAGCAGGAATCGTTCTTCCTAACGATCTAATAAATCCTTTCATGTTAGAATCATTAGATACAATCTTACCATACTCTGCAAAGGCTCTAGTTTTCAATTTACCTGCTTCAGCTCTTTTAGAAATAAGTTTACCTTGATTCACAATCATGAATTCATAAGTAGCTCTGTTTCTTCTCTCTTCATAAGAAGGAGAGATTAAGTTATGGTTAGATATTAATATTTTATATCTAAACATACCTAAAGCAGTATTTAAATCAAGAGTCATTCCTTGCTTAGTTAAAGTAACTCTACTTTTCTTATCTGTTCTCCAGAAATTCTCTGCTGGAGGACTATAAGGATTTAGGTCTACACCTAGTTCTTTTTCAAAAAACTCACGCTCAGTCATACCGTTAGGGAAACCGTCAACGTACTTTTTAATCATTTTTTTATTAATGTCGTCAAGTACCATTTTAATTCCTCCGCCTTTTCGGGCACTCATTAAAGGAACTTGAAAACTCTTTTTTACTTTGTTAAACATAAAAGGCTCTTTTGTAAGATCCTGTCCTGCTACTAGTAATTTTTTCCACTTTCCTGAAGACTCTATAGGCTTAACCTCTACAGTTCTCTTTTCTAGAAAGGATTCCCAAACAATCTTTGTCTCGGATATCTTTGTTTTAATCTTTGTTTCTACACTCATTTTGCTGTCGTTATTATATTAAATTTTTCCTCAAAAACTTAAATAAGCTCCCCTACTGTTAGAGTAAGGGAGCTATATTTAATATTAATTATTTAGTTACGTTCAAACGTAAATCTACAACTTTAGTAGGATCTTCAATCATCATTCCTCCCCATTTCTGGAAGTGAACTTCGTATCCATCAATTGCTGATGATACTGATTTAGGAGAACCTTTACCACCTGCAGTAAACGGATCACGCATACCTGCGATGTATGCCCAGTTATAATCTGGAACACCTTTTGGCTTAACTCTGTAGATTCCTGCATCTTCACCATAGTCAAGAGCAATCATTCTGTGAGATTCAACAATTCCTGAACCGTCTGGGTGACGTTGTGGGAAGTATACATCATCATCAAGGAAATCTAAGATCTCAACTCTAAGCTCAACACCGTTATACCATGAGTATACGTTGTATTGTGGCTCCATAGAAGAGTAAGTATTGCTACCTCCAAGGTTTCCTGGAGCAGTTTTACCTGTTAACCATCTATCAGAAATAACAGTTACTGTTGAAGCAGTCTTAGCAGAAATTTGCTTAGAAATTTCAATCGCACCGAACTCACCAGTCATGATGTGAACTACACGTTTTCCACGCTCAAGTTTACCAACACCCATATCAAGTAACATCTCTAAATGCCAATCAAGGTCGTATGTATTATAGTAGTGTACGTTTGATGGAGCAATTTGCTCAAAGAAACCAGCACCAGACTCAATAGCATATTTAGTCTTATCATCTTTGTTTAAGTACTTGTGATCAGATGTCCAGTTTTTCTTACCATAAAGACACATTCTTGCAAACATTTCTTCTAATTGGTGGTGAGCAACTAAATCCTGATAGTTAATCCACATTGATTCTTTTTCACCTTTGTAGTTGAATCCAAATTCTAATGGCTCATTCTTTCCTTTGTTGATTGTATTACCAGCAACTTCATATTGCATACGCAATGTAGAAGGACGGTTTTCCATTCTCCAAGGAGAACTGTAGTAAGGTTCAGCACCTTGATAAGACAGCGTAGAAGGCGTAGCTCCGTAGAATTTAGAGAAACGAGTACTAATTGCTAATTCATCAGAAGGAACAGAAGTAGCGGAATCATCTGTAAGTAATTCAACTTCTACTTTGTAACGTGAACCTGCGTCCATTGATTTTTTTACTAAGTAGTGGTAAGCATCAGATTCTCCACGTAAAACATTTGTTTCTTCAAACAAAGGCTCGTCAAAAATAAGATAAAAACGTTCTCCATTTGCTCCTACATTTGCAGGAAAAGTTCCAGCAGAAATAGAAGAACCACTGATTGTTTCAGCATCAACAAGAGCTAAATTTTTGTCATGTTGACCTTGTAGCATCCAGTTATAGAAACCATTTTCTTGTTCAACTTCTTTTACAGGGAAACGATCTACGAATTCACGTAGTTTTCCTTGTAAGTTAGTTTTGTAAATAGACTTGATTACGTTAGAAATCAATTCTGGTTTTTGTTGGTACAAAGCATGGAAATGATTATCGGTAACTAGACCGTTATAATCAGTTGCAGCATACTTCTGTAACGGAAGTAATTGTGACATTTTTCTTTTTTTTATTTATTAAACGAATATATTTATTTATTACTTTTTCTTTTTGTAACCTCTTTCAAGCATATCTAGTATTCCTGAAGTTTTTCCAGAAACGTTTGAAGAATTTTGTCTTCCTAAACCTCTTTCATCTTCTGATGCTAATACTCTATCTAATTCTGATACAGCTCTTGTTTTAGCTACTTTTTTTATCTTATCAATGTTAGGCGAAAACTTACCGTCTTTGCTAACATCAAAAAGTCCTAGTTGATCGTAGTAACTCATGAGTGCCTGAAATTCTGCAGGCTGTTTCATTTGCTTATACATTAAACTAGTATACTCTCTACCGCTTTCGTCTTTGTAGACTGGGGTAGTCATATTAGTTTTAACTTTATCTTTTATAGTCTTATTAAGTTTTAATCCTCCAATAAACTCTTCTTTGGCATCTACAGCAGTCATTAAATTATTAAACTGTTGATTTTGAGCGTTCTTATAGTTTTCTAACTTATGCATTTTATCTTGTTCAGCTCTAGCTACTATTGTAGAAGCAGCTTTTCTAAGAGAAGGTAAAGCTCTTTGTGCTTTTTCTTCTAGCTTGTCAATACCGTCTGCTTCTTCTACCATACTTCTAGCTTCAGCGTCTGAGAAGTCTTTACCTAATAAATATTCAAAATAAATATTTTTTTGAAGGTTAGTATCTTCTGCTATAGCACTTTCAGAAACATTGTCTAAGTAGTCTAGACGTTGTGCCATTTGTATAGCTTGATCTGTATCCGAAAACTTATCTTCAATTTCTAAGAATCTTTTCTTAGCTCCTGAAAAGTTATTCATCCAAGATTCTGTTTGTGATTGAAACTGTGTTTCTAATGTTCTAGCCATAAGTTTTTTAACTGTATCGGCTGAAGCATCTTCTAACATTCCTTCAATCTCTTCTTCGTCAACTCCTAAAAAGATATCGTCTTTCATCAAGTCTTTAATAAGAGCTTGATAACGAGTAGTTCCTTTTGCTGGAGCTTCTAAAGTTTCAGATTTCGTACTTTCAATTTCCTCGCCAGAAGTCGTTTCTTCTGGTGGTAGGATAGTTAAACCATCACTAATAGATATCTCTTTTTTTACTTCTTCTGTTTCTTGTGAAACTTCTAAAGTTTCAGAATCCTCACTTTTGGTTTCTCCTCCTGATTGTGATTCTTCTAATTCTTGCGGTGATAATATCTGAATACCGTCAAATAATTCATTTTCTCCTTTATTCATTGCTGTCTTTATTTAATTACAATATTAAAATTATTTTTATAATACATAAACATTATTTAAGTTTTTATGTTCTAAGAAGTATAGCTTTATATTAAATTACTATTTTTTTGCCTTCTCTGTTTTGTCTACTTTTTCAAGTTTAATTTTTTCATTAACTTTATTAGATCTAATAGTTTCTTCCAATTTTCCTTCTTGAATTTGGATTGTACTTTCTTTAAAATTTTCATCTACTTCTGTTCTTTTTAAATCTATTTCATCTCTTATACCGTTTCCGTCACTATCTACACGCATGCCATCTCTAATAAATCCTGCTTCTTCTTTAATAAAGATTTCTTCTTTCTTTGCTTCGATTTGAGCGTACTTAACTTTACGGTCTTCATTTTTGTGGTAGTCATCTCTTTCCCACATTTTTTCTTGCATTTGGTTTTGTTCCGTTTGCATTTTTTCTTGAGAAGATCTATTTGCTTCTGCTTCTTCATTTTGTTCTTTTCTAATACGTTCTGCAGAAGCTTTTAACTTACGAGAAGTTTCTTGTACAGATTCTGATGTAGAAATAGCAATTAGATCTTCTATCTTAGCTTGTCCATTTTGTATAGCTGCTTGTGATAAAGATTTAATTTCAGAATACAATGCTGTATCTGCTGTAGAATTACCAATATGTATATCCATTTCAGAAGCGGCAAACTCGTCAAAGTTATCTATCATAATAGCGCTCATATCATCCATTAAATACTGACCTCTTTTAGGATTCTTTTTATAAGCATATTTACATACATCTAAAAATTTAGTCATTACTCGTTTACGGAAATTAGCATCTACTGCAAACCATTTTTCTGTAATGTGAGAAGTTTGTGCAACTTCCCGTTCTACATTACCTACTGCTTCACGATTTTGTATTTGTCCTTCTCTAGCCCCAGAAACACCTGCTAATTTACCTAGTGTATTTTCTATATCCAAGAGTATGTTTGTATACATTTGAATAGCATTAGGATCTCCTATCTGAACATTAGTAGCAGTTAATGTATTAAATGCTCCTGCAGACTTTCCTTGAGAAGGCCCTTTTAATATTTCATTTGTAGGATCTAAGAATCCAAATTTGTTTACAGTAATATATCTAATCCATTCTGCTGGTTCCCAGCCTGCAGGAATCATAGAAGCGTTAATAGCTGCAAAGTTTCCTTTATATGTAGCAATTTCTAACTCACGTTTGTAGTAAGCAATATCATAAGAATAAGCTAACGGCTTCATTACATCTGATAAAGATTGTACTCTAGTATCATT